AAAGTTGTGTGACCATGTAAATTTTTTACAGCAATTCCCCAATAAATGGAAGTGAAAAAGCAGCGATATTTTACATTTATTGTCATGAACTATCATCAATTGTAAATTATTGACATGGACAAAAACATATTGTCGTATTATAATAATTAATATGATATATTAATTAATGGGAGTTGATAAAATGGGTAGAGCAAAAAATGGTACGATTAAGAATTTTAATAATCTATCTAATGATAATAAAGCACGTGAATTAAAGAAGTTAGCAAAAAGGGCAAATGTTAGACTAGCATACATGGAAGAAAAAGGAATAACAAACAGCACATATAAGTATGCGAGTAATTACAATAAAGAGGTAGGTCGTAAATCAAATAGATTTTTTGAAGGAACAAGATATAAAAGTAGCAAGGAATTAAACCAAGCTTATAAAACATTAACAGCTTTTTTAAATGACGATAGGTCGTTAATGAGAGGTGTAAAATATGACATAATAGACCGAGTAAAAGAAAAAGTAAAAGATAGGAGCTTAGACTACCATAAATTAAAAAAACTACCAAAAGCAGAGCGAGAGTATGCAATGCAATATCTATCCAAGCTTAGCAATAGAAGATTAAAGTCCTTAGAGGATGCTAAAAAGACAAAAGGCGCTTATGATAAAGCTTATGTACATAACGTTTTACAAGACGGTAAGAAAAAGAATAGATTTTACACAGGATACAACAAGGGCAAGTTAAAAGGACAATTTCAAAATGTAGTTGATTTCCTTAACTCTAAAACGTCAACTATAAGAGGTTGGAACGCAATTAATAGAGATAGAATAAATACTTTTAGAGATAAAGGCGTATTTATACCACAAGGAAAAGAACAAGAGTTTATTGATTTCTTATCGTCTAATCAATTCGCACAATTAAAGGAAAGAGCAGACAGTAACCAAATCATTGAAATGTATCATAACGCTAGAAAAAGAGATATTGAGGTCGATAAAATGAACAAAGAGTTTGACAGCTTTTTAAATAATCCCGAGAAAAATTTTGATGAACTATTAGAAGATTTAGAGATAGCACCGTGGGAAATAGACGACTATGAATTATTACATTAGGAGGGTAACATGAAGTATTTAAATGTTGAAACTACAAAAGGAGTATTTAAAGAAGTAGTATGGAGTGTACACGACTTTCCATATGAACGCTTTGCTATGGAAGAAATAATAACTAAAAAAAGAACTTCATATTATAATATTCCTTGTGCTTTTGACATTGAGAGTACAACAATAGAACCACCAAAAAATGGGGATGGTGAATATATATACAAGCCATACGCTTTCATGTACCACTGGCAAGCATGTATAAAAGACCAAGTTGTATTCGGTAGAACATGGGAAGAGTTCACATTATTTATGTGCAATTTAAGAAGTGCTTTAGGACTAAGTGAAAAAAGAAAACTTGTTATATATGTACATAACTTAGCTTATGAGTTCCAATTCATGAAAGACTTTATTGAAATAGATAGCATTTTTGCAAAAGATAGTAGAAAACCAATGAAAATTGATAGTAGTGGCATTGAGTTCAGATGTTCATATTTTCTATCTAATATGTCATTATCTAAGTTTTGTGAAAATAGCAACAATGTAACTTACTATAAGTTAGATGGTGATAAATACGACTATAGAAAATTAAGACTACCTAATACACAAATGGAGGAATACGAACTTGTGTATTGCTACAATGATGTTAGAGGATTGTGTCAATGTATAGCAGATAAATTAGAACATGATACAATAGCAACTATTCCATTGACATCAACCGGTTACGTTAGGCGTGAATATAGACAATCTATGAATACAAAAGAATTAAGATATAATTTTATTAAATGTCAATTAAATGAACACGATTATAAAATGTTACGTGAAGCATTTAGAGGTGGAAACACACATGCCAATCTAAGATATTCTAACGTGATAATGAATAATGTATGGTCATTTGATATCAGTTCTAGTTATCCTACGTGTATTGCTATTGACGACTTCCCTATCGGAAAATTCACAAGAGCAAAAGTTAAAACACAAAAGAAGTTAGATTATTTATGTAAGAATTATTGTTGCGTATTTACGGTACAATTTAAAGATATATACATTAAAAAAGAAACTGCAATACCTTATATAGATATAGCGCATTGCAATAAATATCCACTTAAAAAAGCTATTAATGATAATGGAAGGGTGCTGTCAGCTGATGAATGTACTCTAACATTAACTAATATTGATTTAGATATAATACGTGATACTTATAATTTTAAAGGTTTTAGAGTATTAGATTGTATATATGCACCAAAGGGAAAATTACCAACAGAACTGAGGAAAAAAATGATGGAGTTTTTTGAAGGTAAAACGCTACTAAAGGGAATAGCCGACAAAGAATATGAATACGCAAAGTCAAAAAATATGTTAAATGCAACTTTTGGCATGTGCGTAACTGATATTTGCCATAGTGAACTTGAATATGACAAAGAAACTTTTGAGTGGATAGAAAAAATACCCGAGTTAGGTGATGCACTAAAAGATTTTTACAAAGGTAGGAACAATTTTTTGTGGTATCAATGGGGAGTTTTTATAACAGCAAATGCACGGAAAAGATTACAAGTCATGCTTAATAAAGTTGGCCATGATGTTGTGTACATTGATACTGACTCTATCAAATTTGTTAATGAAAAGCACGTGGCAGAGTTTGAAGCAATTAATGTTGAATTAATAAAGCAAGCTGAAAGTAATGATATTCCGGCTTATATCGATAGAATAGATATAAAAGAAGGAAAAGAAGTTGTTACAAGATTTCATCTTGGGACATGGGATAATGACGGAGCATATATAAGATTTAAGACACTAGGCGCTAAAAAGTATTGCTATGAAAGTAAAAATAAAAAAGGTGAAAAATACTTTGCTATTACAGTAAGTGGAATGGCTAAGAAAAAAGGTGCTGAAAGAGTAAAATGCATTGAAAACTTTCAAATAGGGAGAACTTATAGTGACATAGGTCGTACTACATCGTGGTATAATGATGAAAAACCACATAATATAACAATAAATGGTTGCACTTTCCTAACCGCGAGCAATATAGGAGTAACAGAAACAACTTATAAATTAGGAGTAACTAATGAATATTGGGAACTTATAAAAGGAAATGGCGAATATATATCATAACGTGTCAAATAATGCTTGACTTTATTGTAGAAATAAGTATAATTAAGATATAAAGTAATTTAAGGAGTGGTTACAATGAGGAAAATAGTAATAAGCAATGGTAAAGGTAAAATAATATTTTTCATTCCAATAGAAATGGTGGTGCTATAATGGATAAAACGCGTTATTTCAAACATAGAGATAGAAAAGAAATTGCAAGATTTGTACAAGCAAGGTTTAAAAAAGATAAAGAAGTCTGTTACATAATGTATAAAATTATTCCTATCGGAAATAAGCTATATAAACGTAAAGTAAAGGTAACAAGTAGTGATTGGGTTTATGATAGATTAACAGATAAAGGCTACAAGTTTTATAATATGATTAGAAAAGAAGATTGTTCTAATAGGTACACACTTGAAGAAATAAGCAATATAATATTTGACTAATAACGACAAACAATATATTGACATAATCAGCATATATTGATAGACTATAAACAGAAATTAAATTAAATATAAGGAGGTCTTAAATCATGAATGATTTAGATAGACAATTACTACCTAAAATGGTAACTAGAAAAATAGTAAAAGAAAAAACTTACGATGTATTTTCTCTTGAAAATGGAGAACTAATAAAAAAAGGAACTAAGACAACAAAAGGTAGAATATCAGAAAGAGAACTTGAAAAGGAATTGGGTGTAGAAAAGGTAGTTGTTAAGGAAATAAAAGCAGTTTATGCAACTTATGGAATGCCAGTTGATGATTTCATGAAAAATGCAATTGAAATAAAAACAGAAATTAAATAATTATATGGAGGATTGATAAAATGAATAACGTTAATTTAATAGGAAGATTAGTAAAAGATAGTGAGTTAGCAGATATCGGAGCAAATAAAACTCCAAAAATGACATTCACAATAGCGGTAGATGATGGCTTTGGAGATAACAAAAGAACATACTTCATTCAATGTGAATTATGGGGAAAACGTGCAGAAAGTCTTTTTGACTACATGGTAAAAGGAACACAAGTTGCTGTTAATGGTAAGTTAACAACTGGTTCATACGATAATAAAGAAGGTAAAAAAGTTTATACAACGTCAGTAAATGTTAATGAATTAGACTTGTTAAAAGTACCAAAAACTGATGAAGAACCAAAAGAAGAACCAAAAGAAGAACCCAAAAGAAATAGAACAAGAACAAGATAATTATAAAATAGAACCATTTTAAAGGATAGTGTTACTATCCTTTTTTCATAGGAGGATATTATGAGCGAACAAAAATATTATGATATAAATAGTATATTAAATAAAAAAGATTTAGATAATAAAGAACCGTCTATATATATGATAACTAGCAATAGAAGTGGTGGGAAAACAACAAGTACTTTGAAGTATAGCTTGAATTTATTTAAAGAAAAGAAAAGAAAAACAATATTATTATATAGAAATAAACTTGAGTTAAATGGCGCTAATTTAATTTATAAAGATGTACTAGAGATGTATCCGGAGTATGGAGAAGAAATGACAATACTCAGCCACGTTGGTGGTTCATTTTATGAACTTTTTTTAGATGGTGTGAGTTTTGGATACGCATTAGCACTAGTTAAACCGGATGTATTAAAAAAGTTTTCTCCACTATTCGCTGATGTTGATATTATAATAATGGATGAGTTCCAAAAGGAAGATGGTAAATATTTAAATAAGGAAGTTGAAAAGTTACAATCAATTTATTTAACAGTTGCTAGAGGTGGAGGAAGTCAATCAAGACCGGTAAAAGTGTTTTTACTTGGAAATATGGTTAGCCTAATGAATCCATACTTTGTATACTTTGGAATACATAAAAGATTAAAAGATGAAACAAAATTTATACGTGGTAAAGGTTGGATAGCACAATTTACTTTCATAAGGTCTGCTGCAGATAGTATTAAAAATAATGCTTTTTCAAGAGCGTTTGAGGGCGATAGTTACATGGAGTATTCTACAGGAGAAAACGTGTATTTATATGATAGTAAAGTATTTATTGAACAGCCAAAGGGCAAGTCACGTTACATATTTACATTAGTGCATGATAAAGTGAGTTACGGAGTTCGTGAGTACTACCAAGATGGAATTTTATATATTAACAAAAAACCCGATAAAAATTGTAGATATTCAGCAACTTTTAAAGCTAACGACCATAATCAAAACACAATAATGTTAAATAAATATTGTGTACATTGGAAGAATATTCGAGATGCTTACCAAGGTGGTTATTTAAGATTTGACGATATAAAGACCAAAAACGCTATTTTTGACATACTAGGAGTTGATTTATATAAATAAATGATATATTATATAAATGTAGCCACGTTTATGTAAATACCTCATTGACTACCCTAACGGGAGAGGGTTGGTAGTTAGTCGCACCACATATTCGACCTACATCAAAGGCACTATGAATAATAGTGTCTTTTTTAATGCAAACAATCAGTTGATATTTGTAACTTTGTGTAATACAATGTACTTAAATAAATAAAGGAGTTGATTAAATGAAAAAATACTTGGATTTAAGCGAACATAATATTATTAACGACTACAATGCTGTAGTTAATAGCGATTTAAGTGGAATAATATTAAAGGCAACAGAGGGAATGACATATAAGGACAGTTCATTTCAAAGTAAATACAATAATCTTAAAGGTAAAATAAAATTAGGAGCATACCATTATCTCAAAAGGACTTCCTCACCAGTTGGACAGGCAATCGAGTTTTATAACACAATAAAAGATAAAGAATTGGAACTAACACCATGGCTTGATATAGAAGACACAGCACTTGCGGATGTTAGTGAAGAATATTGCAATGCTTTTATTGATAAGTTTTTTGAGTTAAGTGGAAAACGACCTATCATTTATACAGGATATTATTATTATAGAGATAATTTTTCACATGAATTTCAAATGAATAATAAATGGTGGATAGCAAGTTATGGAACAAGCATTAAGCCTAATGTACAAAATATGGTTGGTTGGCAATATACTGAAAGTTGTGAAGATTATAAGTTTATTAGTGGTCTTGTTGATTGTAGTTATGTATATGACGAATCACTTGAAGCTATTAATCAAAATAGCAACGTAATAAAAGAACTACAAATTGAATTGAATAAACAAGGTTTTACAGATTGTAATGGAAATAAATTAATTGAAGATGGTATCATTGGAGAGTTAACATTATCTGCTTTACCAACTATTAGAAAAGGAGCAAAAGGCAATATAACAAAGTTTTTACAAAAACAACTTGGGGTTAGTGCAGATGGTATTTTTGGAGTTATTACTGAGGACGCTGTTTTAACATTTCAATACAACAACTGCTTATGGGCTGATGGAATTGTAGGAAAAAACACTTGGAGGAAGGTGCTATGTATATGAGGTTAGAAAGTTCAAGATTATGTTTTATTGATTTAAGTGAAGTAATAGCATTTAATGAGATAGCGCCAACAGATAAATTTTTTTATGTTGAAATAATATTTAAAAATCAAAAAATAATACAGGTGCCATATGACAGATATGACAGGACACTATTAATAAAAGACATGGAGAGGATAGAGGAATATTATGGAGAAAATATTTGATAATTTTAATTACATAGTAGGAGGGGTTATTGGTTTAATAACTACACTTTATGGGGGGTTTACAATGGGTGTACAAGTGCTGTTAATATTTGCTATATGCGATTGGGTAACAGGAGTATTTACAAGTATTGTATTGGGTAAGTCAGATAAAACAATTAATGGAGCATATTCTAGTAAAGTAGGATTCGAGGGAATATGTAGGAAAGTATTAATGTTTATATTTGTAATGTTAGCACACCAAGTAGATTTGCTAGTTGGAACTGATTATCTTAAAGATGCAATCTGTATTGCTTTTATTTTAAATGAATGTTATTCAATGCTAGAAAATGCTAAATTATGGGGACTTTCAATCCCAACAACAATAATTGAAGTATTAGAAAATTTTAAAAATAAGTACAGTAAATAATATAGCACTCTTTTGAGTGCTTTTCTCATAGGAGGTTTATATGTCAATAGAAGAAGTACAAGAGTATGTCTATAATTTTTTAATAGAAAAAGGAATATCACCTAACGCTGTATATGGGATAATGGGAAACATTTCCCAAGAGTGTTCATGGGATTACCAACTAGAGGAAGTCGGTGGGGGAGGTGGTTATGGTCTTATTCAATGGACAGGCGAACGTAGAACACAACTTGAAAATTGGGGAATAGACCTTCCGCATCAATGCGATTTTTTATATGCAGAGTTGACCGGTGGAAATTCTACAATGGGTGCATTAAATCAATGGTATGATGCAAAAGGTTATAAATATAATGCTTTTATTAGTGGAGAATATTCACCATCTGAAAGTGCAGCAGCTTTTTGTTGGTGCTATGAACGACCAAATGAATCACTAGCAAATCTATCATATAGACAGAGTGAAGCTGAAAGATTTTCAACAATATATACTGGCGGAATTTCAAATAAAGTTGATGAAGCTGTTAAGTGGATGATTGATATAGCAAATGACGATAGTCATGGGTACGACCAAACGCACAGATGGGGTGAATATGGTGACTATGACTGTAGTTCATTTATCATTACAGCGTTTGAAAATAGTGGAATACCTCTTAAAACAAATGGAGCAACATACACAGGCGATTTAAAACAAGTTGCATTAAGAACAGAGTTTACAACTGTAGATATTAGCAACTGGAATGACACAAGTCAATTTAAGATAGGCGACATAATATTAAATGAACAGTATCATGTAGCTTGTTACATTGGTAATGGGCAGATTGTCCATGCTAGTATTAATGAACTTGGAACAGCAACAGGAGGGCAACCAGGCGACCAAACAGGAAAAGAAATATGTGTTCGTGATTATTACATATATAGCCATGGGTGGGATTGCGTTCTAAGATATAAAGTTAGTGGAAGTGGTGGAAGTGGAGGAGGTGGAGGAACAGAACCTAGTGAGGGTGAAGTGTGGAAGGACATAATTAAAACGCCATATAATACAAAGCAATTAAATGATAGGCAAATTAAAGAATTGAAAAAGCTGAAATATAGCGATACTTGTAAAATGAAGTTTACTTTTACAAGAAATAAGTCTTTCATTGGGCGTTCATTCACAAACACAAAGTTGATTTTTGACAACAAAGAATATAATATACTAAGTGTAGACAATAAAGGCTACTTACTAATTTACATTAACGACAAACGTTATTACAAATTAATCAATCCCAAGTACATTATACCAATTATAAAGGAGAGTGAAGAAAATGAAAGTGTCTGAATTTAAGACTAAAATGTCAGAAATAAGAGCAATTTCAGACAATCCACAGCTTGTTAACATTCTAACAGAACTTGAACATGATTATGAAAGTGTACATGCTGAAAGAGAGCAAGCAATAGCCGATAAGGAAAAGGCTGTAAGTGAAAAAGAGCAATATAGAGAAATAAACAATCAGTTGTGGCAAGCAACTCATGTGGCGGAAAATACTGACGTTGGTAATGAAGAAAAAAAAGACGCCGAACCACCAAAAAAATTAAGCTATGAAGATTTAGAATTAGGAGATGATTTATAAATGGCAACTAGTGCATTACAAATTATTAATACAATAAGAGATAATTCAAGTGCTGATTTTATAGCAAGAGTACCACAAGCAACAAGAGATAATTTAACTCAAGTTGGAGATGCTATAACAGCAGATAAAAACATAATGAATGAGTTTATGTCAGCTTTAATAAATAAGGTTGCTATGACTTATATTAAGTCAAAAATGTACAAGAATCCTCTTGCTAGACTTAAAAAAGGAACTGGAAGACCTCTTGGTGCTACAATAGAAGAAATTTTTATAAATCCATCTATAGACCAAGGATATTCAACTGACGGAAACTTACTATTAAAAACAACTAAGCCCGATGGTAAAGCTTGCTATTTTGGATTAAACAGAAAATCAACTTATCCTGTTACTATTAACAGACAACAATTACAAAGAGCTTTTCAATCTGAAAATGCTTTTGCTTCACTTTTAGGACAAATTGTAAATTCTCTATACAGTGGCGACCAAATAGACGAGTTCCAATTAATGAAAAATATGATTGCAAAAAATATTGATGAGGGACACATATTAAAAGTTGAGGTTGATATTGCACAGCCTAAAGAACTCAGTAAAGCAATTTCCAATATGTCAGATTTTTTCACATTCCCTTCAACTAAGTTTGCACCATATAACTTAATTCATAGTGAAGCTATAACAGGCGGTGAAACAGCTTGTGTAACATTCTGTCCAACAAATAATCAAGTATTGTTAGTTAGAGCTGACGTGCTAAATGAAATAAACTACGAAGTCTTAGCTTCAATGTTTCATATGGAACTAGCTGAATTTAAAAACATGGTAATAAAAGTTGATGATATTCCATGTAGTAAATCTAAAAACTTTGATTGTTACGCTGTTTTAACCGATATAGAATCAATAAATGTAATTGATGATGTTTTCCAAACTGATGATGAATACATAGGTTCATCAATGCAATGGAATATATGGCTACATCATTTCCAATGGTTATACTTATCTTCTTTTGGAAATAGTGTTGCTTTTGGAAAAACAACTTTATAAAAGGTGGGTTTATCCCACCTTTTTAATAAGGAGGAAAAATAAATGTTTAATAACAATAATATGTATTCTTTCATTTCTTTGTGTAAAGTACCTATCACGCCAGTACATCAAATAACTTTTAAAAGTAAAGCAGAGCAATATCAATATTTTAAAGAACATACAGTATTTACAGCAGATAAATGTAAATATACACCACGTAGTGGAGTTATTAGAGTAAAAGGCTACGTTGACGATTTGAATACTTGTAACTATGGTTTTTATAGTAATAAATACAAAGACACTACTAAAAATTATTTCTTTTTTATCGCTGAAAAAAATGCTATTTCACGTGAAGTTACAGAACTTACTATACAAATAGATGTTATACAGACTTGGTTTTTTGACTGGCAATTAAACCCATGTTTCATTGAACGTTGTCATGTTTTAAATGACCAAATAGGTGTACACACATTTCCGGAAAGTTTTGAACTTGGTGAATATGTGTCACATGATAAAACTGAACCGGAGTGTTTAAAACAAAAACCGGCTTTTTATCTAGCAACGACTGACGATAGTATGGGAGGTATTTTTGGAGCAACATTTTCCGGCTTTAAAATAACTGAATATGCATATGAAGATACGCAGATGTTAAAGGATAAAATACAATCTTTATGTGATGAAGGAAAAGCAGATTCTATTGCTTTTATATTTACATTTCCAAGCGGTTTATTAAATGGCATTACTAGTGGAGTGAACATTGTAGGAAGAGAGGGAACTTTAAGTAAAATAACTACACTTGCATTTAAAGATTTGTGTAAAAATTTTGAATATCATGGTCAATCACATACACCATACAATAATAAATTATACGTATATCCTTTTAACTTTTTTACTATTAAAAGTGGGAATTCTAATATAGTATTAAAATTCGAAGATTTCCAAGACTTGAATAACATGCAATTTAAAATTGAAAGTGTTTTATGTCAGAACCCTACAATTACACTAACGCCACTTAATTATTGCAACAAGCCTTTTGCTATTGACGATAGTATTTCAATGAATTTATATGGCTTATGTAGTTGGAATAATGATAATTACGCTAACTGGTTCGCTCAAAATAAAAATACTATTACAGCACAATCAGATAATGCAAAAGCTTCATTCAAAGTATCAAGTGAAGTCAATGGAAGAAACTTTAATAATGCTATGGACAATATTGATTATACATTTAATAAAGGTATGTTAAACTCGGGTATATCAGCTATGCAACAACTTGGTTCATTAAATTTTGTCGGTGCCGGCGCTACAATTGGAAGTGCTGCAATAAACAATGGAATGGATAGGAACCAAAATACTAAAAACGCTGTTAATGATTTAAACAATAAACAACTTTTAAATAATAATAATTTCCAAGCACAGATGCGTAGCATCATGGCAAGTGTTCAAGATGCTAGCGTACAGCCTAATACAGCACGTGGGGATACTAGTAGTTGTGGACTTGATATTGCTAGGAATACAGCAACGTTTATAATTGAACATACAATGATTAAGCCGGAATATGCTCGAATGATAGACATGTATTTTCAATGTTATGGATATCAAGTTAATACTATTGAATACCCAAATATCTATACACGTGCTAAATGGAATTATATAAAAACTTTAAACTGTTCATGTAATGGAGATATTCCATATTCAGATATACAAGAAATTGAAAGTATATTCAATAATGGTTTGACATTTTGGCATGATGAAAGTTATATGTTCAATTACGACCAAATTAATAATATTATTACACAATAAGGAGTTGATGAAATGGGAAAAGCATTAAAAAGTTACGCAGAATATAAACTAAGAGAAACAACAAGAGAGTACGACTTCCATTATAAACATTTAAAAAAGTTAGTTACTAATATGTTCACGTGGGAGGGGTTGCCTAAGCAAATATCAGCACGTTTTATAGAAGATGTTTTATTTCATAATGGACTTGTTGTATTCCATGAAAACAATAAGAAAATACTAACTGTTAGTAGGGCTGTAAGTTCATTTATTAATTCTTATGACGAACCTTGTGAGTTCAACTGTTACTCACGAGATATGAATGAACTGGAAAGTGAAAGAAAAACTTTACTAGAGTGCGTTCCAATATACAATAATACCTTAATGGAAGGTTCAAGCTATGAGGTGGCATATTTTGCTAATAAGCTTACTAACGTTGATAAAACAATAGATGTTAACTTAGATAATATTAAAACGCCCTTCATAATAACAGCACCGGAAGGACAACAACTTACAGTTGAAACATTAATGACAAAACGTGCTAATGGTGAACCTTGGATACTGATGTATGAAGAAGGTATGCGAGATATAAAAATACAGCCTTTTAATTTTGATATAAAAAATTACACTAAAGAACTTACAGAAATGAAGCAAAATATAATGGCTGAAGCACTCACATACTTCGGGATAGATAATGTAAATGTATATAAAAGGGAGCGTTTAACTAGTGGAGAGGTTGAACAAAATGACGACCACATAGCAATCAATAGAAATTCTATGGATAAAATGCGACAGCTTGCATCTAAGCAGATAAATGATATGTTCGGACTTAATACACGTGTGTTTATGAATGATAAAATATGTGAGGAGGTTGAAAAAATATGTTCTATGGACAACTTGGAAGAAATACAGTAACAATTTTTGAATTATTAGAAAATAATATTGATCTAGGCTTAAAAGATTATGCGATATTCAACGAGGAATATCGCCCAATACTTAATAATGCAATAATACAAGCGTATAAATTTAGAGAAATAGGTTTTATTAATCCGGCTATTTTTATAGATAGGCTTAATTATAGGATGGATTTAATAATGCGTAATAAATATAACGCACTTTATGAAGCTAAAATGACCGATTTCAACCCTTTATTTAATGTTGATATGACTGAAACTTTTAGTCATGAAATTAATAATAACGCAAGTGTTAATGTTGAAAGTGAATCTAATAGTAATAGTGAATCTAATAGCAACAGCAATAGTTCTAGTTCAGATAATAATACATCAAATAGTGATGCTCTAAATCTTTCAAGTCAATTCCCTAGTGAAGAACTTACAGAAAATGACTTGACAGATAATTTATTTGTAGATAGTGCTAGTAAACAAAAGGCTACAGCTAATAGCACAGATAATTCAACAAGTGAAAGTGAGAGTAATTTAAAAAGTAATGACATTACAAAAAATAATAGTAATCAAAATAGCAATGGAACTATGTTAGAAAGTTATACAAAGAAAACAACTGGTTCAAGTGCCGGTTTACCTTTTTCAAAAGCATTAATACAATTAAAAGAGTTTTACGATAAATACGACCTTGACAAACAAGTTATTGCAGAACTTAGCGATTTGTTTTATTCTTTATATTAGGAGGTGCATAATATGAGTATAAATGATAAAGGTCTATTTATAGAACCTATTAGCCTAACTGGTTATGATTTGAGTCCACACCCTTTAGCAATTACAAATGCTGAAAGTACTACAAAATGGTTAATGGGAATACAAGCAAAAATAAACTCATTCATTAACGACAGTAACAATCTTCTAACTAAATCGGTTGAATATACTGATGAAACATATTCAGATATGAAGAAACGTTATGAAGAAATGATAAAAAGTATTGAAGATGGTAGCTTTTTATTAGATGGTTCTATTGAACTTGATAAGCTATCTACTGACTTGAAAATTGATTTACAAAAAACAATAATGAAATATCTAAGGGATACAGCAAGATTTGTAACTTTTGGTTTAACTGATGATGGTTACTTTACAGCTTATATTCCCGATAGTTGGGATAATATAGATTTCTCAACTGATTTAGAAGGTCACTTAATATTAAAAATGTTAGATTAGGAGGAAATTAAAATGGCTTTAGAATACAAAGGAAATAGGTATGTACCTAAAATACATGGTCAATGGGATAGAGAATTGGAATATGAACCATTAACAGTTGTACTACATGAAGGAAATTCTTACACTAGTAAAAATATTGTTCCAGTTGGTATTGATATTACTAACACTTTATTTTGGGTGTGTACTGGCGATTATAACGCTCAAGTATCCCAATATAAAGTTGATTTAACTAATAAAATGAATGAAGTTATACAAAAGGTAAATGATGAACTTGCAAGTCAAGAAGAAACAATTACCAGTACTGTAAATGGAGCAATAAGTGGTGCAAAAAAAGATATTCAACAACAATTCGATACTTTTTCGGAAACAGTAGAACATAACAATACTTCTTTTAAGGAAAGCATAACCTCTAATATTGATAATTTTAAACAAAATGTTGGTGAAACTGTTACTTCATTGTCAACAGTAGTTGATTATAAAACTTCATTAGCAAAAGAACTAAACTTTAATTTTAGAAATTTTATAGATTTCTTAAAGAATGACAGCAATTTACACTTACAAGGTATGTGTAAAATATCTTCCAATATAGTACTTATTGCATATGGGACACTTGATAATAGTGAACATGGAAAAATTATTTCTTATAACTTAGATAGCAATTCAATAATAAAAACTTATGAAAATTTGTCAATATGGCACGCTAATGACTTAAGTTATCGCTCTGATACTAAAGAATTATATATTGCTAGTATGTATGAAGGTAATGGTGTGATTACGGTATTTGACTATACTACAATGACAAAAAAAGCAAGTATTACACTAACAGACATTGAACCTTTGCACGATAATAAAATATGTGGTGTACATTGTAGTGATAGTTGTTATTACGTTGCAACTGGTGGAGTTGTATACAAATATGGTTATGATAACGTGTTAATATCTCAATTCAATTATTTAAGTCCTCATACAATAATACAGTCCTTAATTGAAGTTGATGGATATATTTACATAGTTGAACTATATAATATTATGGTATATGACACAAAAGGTAATTTAATACGTAACTTTAATACTCCACGTGGAATTGAAATGGAAGGTATTGTTCATATTAAAAACTTACAATTTTTGATATCCAATTCCAACAATGCTAAAACTGAAAATAATGACTTCTTTAATCTAGTTGATTTTAGTGGTAATGATAGTAATTATTCATGGATAGTTCACACTAATATATCAGACCTTGGAATATCAGTTGGTAGTGAAACAATGATAGAAATAGCAAGTGCAATGGGTGCGCGTAGTAAACTATATTGGGAAAAAACAATGGCGAATGAATCAACTGACTATCCTATTAACAGTGGATTGCTTGAAGTCACTAAGTATGATGAGTCAAAAGTTGTATATCAATTTACGCAAGCGAGTAGCTTAGGTTGTAATATATGGGTTGCTAACTTCAATACTAATTTAAGTGGTAAATTTAGTGGTTGGAAAAAACTTGCTACGAGCGATACTATATATTCATTCAACAACTATGCAGAACTAGGAATGACTCTTGATGACTTTGTCACTGATTTTGCAACTAATGTTGCTAAAATTATCACAAAAGTTGGAAAAAATAAAAAGGTGCATTTATATCCTTATTCGGGTGAGAGTAACCCTAATTTATATAACTCTGTTAAAGCATGGTGTGGTGTTAATAGTGATGCTTACACAGTAATGATTGAAACAAGCTATAATGGAACAACTAATCTACCTAATAGAATAACTGTAATACCAAATGGCGCAGATGGTAACGACATTGAAATAATTGGGTTCTATGATAATGCATTAGGTACAGCTAAAGTTAACGCTTATCTTACAGATGTTAACTCATTAATTGCAACAGCTAAAAGTGAAATAATTGCTTTATGTGACACAAAATATCAAAGTAAATCATAGAAAAAAAGGTGGGATATTCCCACCTTTATTATTTACCATAATTCAATTAAGTCGTACATTCCTCTTGTAATTGCTATTCCTATTTCTAATATTATACATACTTGTGTATTATCTCTACCAGTCCTTAATATACATTGTATACTTTCCGGTTTACCATTCATGTTTATAAAATCATTTAAAGTAACCTCTATCATTTTACGTTGCATTATTTCACCTCTTTCATTATTTCTTTTATTTCATTAAAGTATTGCGATAACCTTTTTTTGTTGATATCTTTTATTCATTCCATTTAATGCTCCAAAACTTGACATTTCCTCTTTTATGTTTATCAATATATTCATTATATCATCATTAGTTGCTATTGTTATAATTTCCTTATTTGTCATTACTTCACCTCACTTTCTTTTATTCCTCCAACATAACTATGTTTAAAAGTCGGAGTATACGTATCACATAGAGTTATTAGGTCTAATGTTCTTTTTAAACTCTTTTCTTTTTCTCTATCTCTTTTGTATAATGTTGTTCCATCGCATCTTATAACTAGTTCTATATTGTGAACACCCATTCTTTTTAAGTCCCATTTTAAAAATTTTATGCTTAATTTATATAACAACTTAAACATACATTTTATAATCCTCCTATTGTAAATATTGTTCTAATATAAATATTCTATATTGTGATATAATACATCTTATTATTTCTTGTATTGATAATACCTCTAATTGAAGTTTATTAATTTGAAATGCATACTCAATGTCATCACTTTTTATCTTAAATATATAGTGATAATCGTCTTCATATTCTATTGTGCAATTCCCTATCTTAATGTAGTTGCTATTAATTTCTTGCGCTATATAATCCGCTTTAATAATAGTACCTTTATTCAATTTTACTCACCCCAAACCCTATTTTAATTAATTCTTGTTTTGCTATTTTAATATTATTTGTACATGATGTTCCACACCAATTATTATCTTTTCTATTATGTAGTGATAATTTACATTTTAAACATTGCCTTCCTTCACAATTAACCTTTGTTATATCACCATTGTTATTAAGTATTTCCCTATAGAATTTTATTTCTTCTTTAAACATTGTATCCCTCCTTATATTCTTTTTATGTAATTTATATAATTGTTTATATATTCATATTTGAGCCTACTTAATTCTAAAGTTATAATTATTGATTCATCTATAATTGCTTCTCCAAACAAATAAAATAATAATCGTCTGAATATTTTAACATTATTATCAACTATTTTATAATCATAATTGATAGTTCTGTTCACCCACATTAATTGTAAATCCATATTTAGTTGCTCTACAATCTTTTTTATAATCGCTTCATTAAATTCCATTGTCGTCACCTCTTTCTACTTGTTTATATTCTTTGTATGTCAACTCGCTTGTAAAAACCTAACTTTAATATAAGGCCTGTTACTAATTCTACCCAAACAGTATTACTTTCAATATCGCTTTCAACATCTACTATTCTTACATTCATCATATAATCTCAGACTTTAATTTCATTTGCTAATATATTCATTTTACAACACCTCTTTCATTTATTATTATACATCAAATTACAACAATCGTCAATTAAAACTTTGTGGTTATTAATAATTATTTATTAACAATAAATGTAAAATATCGCTGCTTTTTTCACTTCCATTTATTGGGGAATTGCTGTAAAAAATTTACATGGTCAC